TTTAGTTCGTTGAAAAAATCTGTGATGATACTAATTGTCTTATCGGTAGAACCTGTATCACATATTACCCAATAATCAAGACGAACATATTTAACTATGTTTGTCAACGTTTTTTTGATAATATGCGATTCATTTTTAACAATCATATTCAAACATATTGTTGCCATAATAATGTATTTTAATAATGTTTTAATTAATATTACAATTATATATATATGTCATTTACACGATTTCACGATGATAGTTCCAGAATCGAAAAACAATTACAAGAAATAACAGGAACTGGTCGTTATATGTTAAATGTTCCTGGTCCTGGCGATAAGCCTTGCTTTATGGACGACCCGTATTTAAGATTACAGCAGTGGGGTGCGAATCTAAACACCAATTCAATCAATTTAGAAAGTGACTTACGTGGGTTGACGCGCTCGGCAAATAAAGACTGTCTCACATCTAATAATTACAAGTTAAGAGCAGTGAAAAGTTCAAAGATTAGCTATCCTATCTGTGAATCAATGACCGAGCAGCCACGAGCAACTCATCCTGCGTGGACAGCAAGAGATTTAGAACAAGTTAATTGGAATATTCTCCCTCATGACCCACAAGAGCATACCGCTATTCCATTCCATAATAATCTAAGTACCAGAATTCTAGAAAAGGATAACCATCTGACTAAGTATCCTAATTTACACGATAAAACTGTTTTAAAAGAGGGAATATGTTTTGGTGGAAAGAATAATCCCACATCTTATTCGTCCGTTTAGACAAGATACGTTTTACTTTAGTATTTATATAAATATTATATCATATTGTATATATATAAATGGCTATAGCAATACCATTAATAGCATTGGGTAGTTTATTTGTCATATCTAATTATAATAAAAGTGATGAGAATGATGAAATTGTAGAAGGATTTGAAGGAGACGTAGTCTATCCTAATGATAACACTGATAAATATTATGATAATGCTTCTAGTGGTCATAGTTTAAATTCAAGTAATTTTCCGATAGATAGAGGAATCGTAAACAACAGTGATGTGAATAAATATTCAAATCCGAATCAGGCAACAGATAAATACTTTAAGCAAACTGGAGATAAAGTCTATAATCGCGTCGTTGCTACAAATCCACCTGGCAGTGTTGGAAGCGGCGTGATGCCGCAATTATCATTAACAGGAGAACCGTTAGACAAGAACAATTTTCAACATAATAATATGGTTCCATTCTTTGGGGGGAGAGTGAAAGGCGCGACGGTATCCGGCGATCAAGCCGAAAGCACCCTTGATAATATGCAGGGTGGCGGTTCACAACATAATCATAAAGTAGAGGTTGCGCCCTTATTTAAACCAACAAGTAATATGCAACATTCAAACGGAGCACCTAACGTGAGCGACTTTGTTCAATCGCGCATGAACTCGAGTTTGAAGCAGTCTAATGTGAACCCTTTCAAATCCGAGTCGGTTGCACCAGGTCTCAACAAGGGATATGGCACCGAGGGTGGTGTTGGATTTAATAGTGGAATGGAGGCTCGTGACAAATGGATGCCCAAAACGGTGGATGAACTCCGCGCTGGGAGTAACCCTAAGGTGTCCTTTGATTTAACAGGACACCAAGGACCAGCAAATTCTATCATTAAAGAATCGGGAACTATTCAATCTCAGGGAAAAGTGGAACAATATGCTCCAGACACGTATTATGAGGTTGGGCAAGACCGTTGGTTTACAACTACCGGAATTCAGCAGGCACCATCTGCGAGAAGTAATGAGATTGTTCCGGATACGAATAGAAAGAGCACTTCGTCAGAGTATTATGGTCCACAGGCTACACAAAATAGCGCCAGCTACACCAAAGGAGTATATAAAAAACCTAATCGTGTTGAACTTAAACCTAACGATGTAACAAATGCGTCGGCCGTGGGTCATGGAAATGGCTCTAATAATGATTACGGTGTAAAGGGTTATAAACCACTCCCCAACAATCGTTCCACCACCACCCATACCGAAAACGTAGGAGGCGTTCATGGAATTGCTCGCGCGGTTGTGGCGCCCCTACTAGATGTGTTGCGACCTTCGCGAAAAGAAAACGTTATTGGTAATATTCGCCCCACAGGCAATGCGAGCAGTTCGGTTGCGAAGGCACCAATATGGAACCCAGCAGATCGAACCAAAGTGACGAACCGCGAGATGACGGAAAGCGCCACGGATGGTAAATACCTTAATGTAGGGCGTCAGTCGTCAGATGGTTATCGTGTGAATGACCATCAACCGGTTACCGTTCAGAGAGATACCACCAACAGAGAATATTCAGGAATCGCCGGACCTAGTTCTTATAATGGCGATAAAAATTACGAGGCCGCCTACAATCAGCGGAATAACGTAAATAAAACCTATGAAAGCAGACCCAACCCAGGCGGGACACAAATATTCAACGAGAAACAAAATATTAGTATTCAGCGAAAGGACACCGATCGTAATAATAACCGAATGTGGGCACCGAATGTAGGGTCGTCAACAATTCCCTCAAAAGAAAGATATGGACGACAAATAGCACCCACGTATGATAATAGACAGAACGACGAGCGCATTAACCCTAACTTATTGAATGCGTTTAAAGAAAATCCTTACACACAAAGTTTAAATAGCTGGGCGTAAATTTCAACACATCAATAAAAAGATAAAATCCAAAATATTATTAATTATGAAATAATAATATTTAAAATATATTTTTATTAGTATCAATATGAATGATGTAGAACAAAATAGTAATATTCACTCAAATATAACAGAAAAACTATATTTATTTATTAAAGAAGGAAAAATACCAAATATAATATTTCATGGTCCTAGTGGGTCAGGAAAACGTACTATTGTTCATAGATTCATTAACGATATATATGAAAATAACAAATCAATTATTAAAAACAACGTGATGTATGTATCTTGTGCCCACGGAAAAGGTATTAAATTCGTTAGAGATGAATTAAAATTATTCGCAAAAACCCACATTAATTTTAAAGATAAAAAACTTTTCAAGACCGTCATTCTATCAAATGCTGACCAACTTACCATAGACGCCCAGTCGGCATTGCGGCGATGTATTGAATTATTCAGCCATTCCACTAGATTTTTTATCATTGTGGAAGACAAATATAAATTATTAAGACCAATACTGTCTAGATTTTGCGAAATTTATATCCCTCATCCGATTATAAATGAACTTAAGGTAAATTTACATATATATAACAAAAATATAATCAGTAAATACCAAACAGATAGAGTGAAATGGCTTTATAAATTTTTTAAAAATCTAAAAATAAAAACTAATTTAGAATTAATTGATGTAGCGAATAAATTATATAATAAGGCATACAGTGGAATTGATATTATAGATTATTTTGAACACTCTGATTATGATATGATAGAAAAGTATAAATTGCTTCTTGCATTTAATAAAGTTAAAATGGAAATTACTAATGAAAAATTGTTAATTTTATTTATTTTAAATTTTATTTATTTATGTTCAAATGTTGATTTAGAAAATATGTCATTTATGTAAATGGATGATTATTCATTATCTAGTTTGTCTGAATCTAAAAATGAATGGTGTTCGCGTCTTGTAGATACGTTGACGCCTGCGATAATCGAAGGATTACGATCTATATTTAATGAATCTCTTCAGCTATGTCTAGAAAATGAGGAAGAAGACAAGTATCTTATGACGTTTCAAACGTTTCTAAGTAGAATTCCACAATGGAACGAGAATATCATTAAAACCGAAAGGGAGCGTATTGAGAAAAGCACTAATTGTGGATATTTAGAAGAATTAATTACGTGTGTTCATATTATTCAATTGAAAGCATTAACGTGTGTCAGGGTGGGTCACAAGCAGAAGAAGGTAGACATTGATATTCCCTCTTCTGATGCTTTTGTCCATAAAGTATACATTAATGCGGCTCGTAAAATATACACAAATATCTATTTATTTGAAAAAGACATTCCACCTTTAAATGTACAAAAAAATAATCGTGAACTGGAGCTTATTATTAAGGAATGTATTCTCAACAGCGTTCGTGATACTATGCCAGTTGACAAAATTCTAATGGCATACATGGATGAAACCGAAGAGGAAGATGTAGTTGTAGAGGAAAAGATTATCCACGAAGAGCTAAAAGAACCAGAGAAGCCTCCCGAGGTATCACTGAAAAGAACGGACGATAAAGAACCATCTAAGGAAGAAGAGAAATCTACCGAACCTACAGTGAAAAAAATGGAAGAAACAAAACCCGTAGCTATTGAAAAGCCCATAGCTGCTGAAAAGCCCATAGTCGTTGAAAAGCCCGTAGTCGTTGAAAAGCCCGTAGTCGTTGAAAAGCCCGTAGAGGTTGAAAAGCCCGTAGAGGTTGAAAAGGTTTCAACGCCTACCCCCGAAAGTGTTACCACGCTATCCACGCATGTTATTCCAAGTCCTTCACAGCCAAACACTGAATCGCAATCTAAACCACATGAACGTATTAGCTTTTCGGATACGGATAGCGCTGTAGATTCAGTAGGAACAGAAACATTAGTTCAAGCACCGAAAGACATTAAGCATTTAGAAGATCTGAGACGCCGACGTGAGGAAGAAGAAGAGGAAGAGGAAGACGAAGATAAGCTTAAAATAGGAGATAATGTTCAGTTAGAAATAAGTGATGTGAACGATCTTAGCAAATCACTTAAATTAGAATCACAACCTGTTTTAGACGATATAGAAATATTAGAACCTATATAAATATTTAATTCGTAAAAATAAAAAATCAATTATAATTAAATAAATAAATGGAACAATATATTTTATACGCACTCTTGATATCCGTGTCATATATTTTAATAAAATTTATTGAGATGAAAGTAGTATTAAAAGAGTTCAAACCATTAAAAGATGTCATTAGAGACACAATTATTGTATTTGTAAGCGTAATAATCGGTATGTTTTTATATTCTCAGGTGACAACCAGTATAAGTATCAAAGGTTCTCCGGATGCGTTTGTAGGCGATGCCAATTTTTAAATATAATAAATTCATAATCTATTATATTCAAACCTGTTTTTCTAATATATCAATATTCATTATTTTATTACTTTTAATTTTCTTTTTAGGTACAATATATTTATCAAAATGAGAATACTTAATAACGTCGGATGGAACATGACTATTAACGGTTCTGGCTATCATTTTATATAATTTAAAATCTGGGTATCTTTCCTCACCGTTTGTTTTATACAATATATTTCGTTGTTTGTCATCATAACACCAATTAATGATGATTTTTACTATTGCGCTTTTATCTTTATAAACATCATCTAAATCATCTACGAAATAATCAAATAGGGAACATCCCAACCTAGATAGGTCAAAACTATTGTTCGGTTCAAGGCGAGGTTTTTTTTCATTAAAGTATGGTTCAAAATTGTACTGAGTTGCTGCGTCTCCTTCTGGATGATAACTATCGCTACAAATAGTATTACCACGAAATTTATATATAGCGCGACCAAAATCTATCAGTTTGAATATTTTACCAAATGTGGGGACTTTGTAATGTTTGTCATCATATTTGTAATATAAAAATTGTTTGTCAGTGTTAACATACATAATGTTGTTTGTATGCAAATCATTGTGTGTGAATGAAAATACCTTTTGATATGTAATCAACATCATCAAAATTTGAACCACAATCGCACTTAGTTCGTCATCTGTTATATCTCCTTGGGTTATTAAATTGTCTAAGGTGTCATTACATCTCTCTAACGCAATCAATTGAACCGGAAATTCTTTTATGTTTACATTTATCACTTCATCCGATAAACTAGAATCCGCACTGTCCTCACTTTCACTAATAGTTCCATCATCATCATTTTCCTCTTCGTTGTCTGAATCTGAAGAACGCGACGAACAGCTTACGCTACTGGAGTCATCATCACTTTTTTTTATATTACCCTCATAGAACAGCTCTGGAACGATGTCGTTTTTAGATAGATCTTTACAAGCAACATCATCCGTAATTATTTCATTAATATCATTAATTATTAATGATTCATCAATTAATTCACAATCGCTAATGTCTTCACCAATACTAATACTATTTTTATAATTTCTAGTATTTTTATTTAAGAGATCATTATGAAAACTGTTTTCCATTGAAAATAAAATACCTTTATTTTTATGAAAGAAATCAGAATCATATAAATATTCTATTTCATCATTGATATCATATAAAAAATCGTGTTTAATTCCTAAAAACGAACCATAAAAGTCAATACCATGGATAAAGTTATTATCATTTAACATTTGACTTGTCAAATACGAAAAAAAACTATCTACATAAGCTGAATTATTACAATCCGATAGTTTAGCGTGAGCTTTGTTATTTATAAAGCTAGGTAATTTTATTAATTCACTGTGTGATACATCATATTTACCTGTTATATATTTGGTAGGGTCTAATAAAGGACTATACTTGAAAAACAATTCTTTTTCTATTATGGAGCCACTAATATCAGATACCTGACCTATAAATTTGTTATTTGTTTCTTTTGTTTCAATATTTTTAATATGAAATTTGTGATTGAGACCAATAGAATTATAATTTCCCTCATTCAGTGAAAAGAAATTATTATAAAGTGGGACATAATTTTGAATACTGGAGAGATTTGTCATCTCAATGTTTTCAAAACTGCTAAATAAATTATTGTTATCATATTTTTTATAAGTAAATTCCATTATTTAGAATGATATATTATAATAAAGTTATATTTAACTCATTCGGTTAAAAGTATCCTTTTTTTTCTTAAATCCCTATAAATGACTTTAGAGTTAAGAAAATTTGATATGTCACAAATCAGTTTTAATCCAGATGAAAATAAAGGGCCCGTTGTGGTATTAATTGGTCGTCGTGACACGGGAAAGTCCTATTTAGTTCGTGATTTATTATATTATCATCAAGACATTCCGATTGGAACAGTGATATCAGGAACAGAAGCAGGAAACGGATTTTATGGTGGTCACGTTCCAAAATTATTTATTCATGATGAATATAACACCGCCATTATTGAGAATATTTTGAAACGACAAAAAACAGTTTTAAAGCAGGTTAAAAAAGAGTTGGAGAATTATAACAAATCGTCTATTGACCCTAGAGCATTTGTTATATTAGATGACTGCCTTTTCGACAATAGTTGGGCAAAGGATAAAATGATGCGATTGCTTTTTATGAATGGAAGGCACTGGAAGATAATGCTTGTTATTACGATGCAATATCCGCTTGGTATTCCACCTAACCTAAGAACAAATATTGATTACGTCTTTATATTAAGAGAACCATACATATCAAATAGAAAACGTATTTGGGAAAATTATGCGGGTATGTTTCCTACACCGGAGAGTTTCTATCAAGTAATGGACCAGTGTACTGAGAATTTTGAATGTTTGGTCATTGACAATAATGCGAAATCTAATAAATTACATGACCAAATATTTTGGTATAAAGCTGAACCAAGAGGCGAATTCAAATTAGGTTCAAAAGAATTCTGGGAAATTTCTAAAGACCTCGGATCTGATGACGAAGAGGAAGTATACAATCCAAATACCCCCAAAAAGGGGTCCACTAAAATTAATGTTCGGAAGAACAAATGGTGAATTTCATCTTTGGCTCAACACACTTATTTTCGGCTATAAAAACATCCTTGTCTAAAGCAAACACAAAACTACAATCATGTGCTTCAGGCATACGATGCTCCATACAGAATATGTTATTGCATCGACACTTTCCCGCGTGTTGTTCAACTAATTTAATTTTTTTGTTACAATTATCGTGGTTACAAATTAGTTTAGGCATTATACTTAAATATTCTCAATAATATATTTAAGTATCAATTTTATATGTTTTACTTGGAAATATCAATGGTTGTATCTTTTTCGGTTTCATCCTTTGTATCGTTTTTCTCTTTATTAATCGTCAACTCGCTAAATCCATGATCTGTATTTTTATTAATTACGACGTTTTCATCCTCAAATAGCTCCTTGCGAATATCTGACACCGTCGTCTCACTATTGAACTTGTTCTCAATGCTATTAACATTATTAATCGAAACAAGGTTTCCTTGTTCGTCAATAGTCTGTGTCAACACATTGCCGCTTTCCAGCGCCTTTTCTTTGTTGTCATCAATTGCCTTATGCTTACTTTCCTTGACTCGTTTGTCAAACTGTTCTTTTGCGTTCTTCTCATTCTTTTCTTTTTCGTTCATTAGTTGGTTCAATTCATCCTCCAAGTATTCCACACGACCAGTTTTATACGCCTCGGGGTGAAACGGGATCCACATACCTACTGGTCCAACATAGACATCATGATTAGGATCAATTTCGCGAAGTAGCTTACATCTTAGCTCTGCCTCTTGCTGTGACGGAAAGCATCCACGAATCTTTAACCCACGAACACTCGTCTGAAAACTGTGTTTATCATTAAAATCCTTATCTAGCTCTTCTTCGTTGTTATCAATATAAGTCTTGTATTCATCCTCAAGAGTGCTAGTAAAAAGTTTGTCTTTTTGGTCCTTGACAAAATCCTCCATATCTTTTGTCAAGTCGTCAAATTCTAACGCATCGTATTTGTAAGCAAGAAAACTCAAAAATTGGGTGTATTTTTCAAGTGATTTTGACATTTCCCATTGCTTTAGGAATTCATTAAAGAAAAACATATTTTTATCCTTTATAATTTTTTCTGGAGATAAGAACGAGACACAAGCAAATTTTTGTCCAGCAATAGGTTTGTCTTCGTCTAGCAAATCTACATATTTAGAGTTTAGCGAACCGTCAAGGTTTAATTTAGTAGTTACACCTGTTGGCTTATTTTCCATATTATTAATACATTCAATAATTATTTAAGCTTATATTTTTCATAAATATATATTTTTTTCTTATTAATAAATATAATATGGATTTGATGAATGGTCTTAACATTGGTGAATTACTGAAAAGAGCCATCAAATACTTAGTTGAAGGTATTATGGTTGCTCTTGCTGCTTTCTTAGTTCCTGATAAAAAACGCACCCTCAGCCTAGACGAAGTAGCTCTCATTGCTCTTTGCGCCGCAGCTACCTTCAGCATTTTAGACACTTACGTTCCTGCGATTGCCGTAAGTGCTCGCTCGGGTGCTGGTTTCGGTATTGGTGCCAACCTTGTCGGTTTCCCTCGGTAAACAGATTTATACAAAACCTATAAAAATATTTGAATAATGTCTAACTAAGATTTTATTCAAATAATATAATTAAATAGTTGGAATAAATTCCCAGTCTAATTCATAGCATATTTTTTTCCATATTTCGTCTTGCTCTATTCTTTTCTCTCTATCCTTCAACATCGGAAAGAACTCAAGAAACTGGACTTGATTTAGTAACTCGCATAATTTATATACCGTGTAATAATAATTAAGAAAATTTACTCTGTCGTCGGGGCAGTATTTTGCATATGGAGCTTGTATTTCCATAAATAAATTACATAGCGTTTCCTCTAATTCGGGTGACATAATAGGTGGTTTTATTCCCATCTTATCTTTAATAAATGGAATGTGTTCATAATATTTATTATAGCCTAATTTTTTTAGAATTTCTTTAGCTTTTTTATTGGTTATTTGACTCAATTCAATACGCTCTTTTTTAATTTGTAATTTAATATTAAGCAAAACTTCATCTGGAATCTGTGTAGTTTCCTTTGCTTGAAATTGAGCCAATATTTCACGAAAATGATTTATTCTCTTATAAGCATAAAAACATAGTTCTTTTGGGGGTTCTTTATACGATGACTTCTCATTATCAACCAAATATTTTACGGATATATGACAATTATTACATATAAGTATTCCTTCGTGATCAACAGGAATTAGTTCACCCTTGTTACATGAGTTACATATATCTGTATGATTTATAAAAGAGTCTACATTAAGAAACGTATCATCTACATTTACCAAATATTGTTGAACATTATTTTTATTTTCAGAAACTTTTGTACTCTGTTTATTAATATTAAAAAATTTATCTAGTCTCTTTATCTCATTTGTACCTTCTGATATCTTTTTTTTTTCTTCAAAATAGTCAAATATTATATTTGAATTTGTTAATAAATAATTCTTTTCTTTTTTTTTTGATTCTTTTATTTTGTTTCTTATTGTTTTAATCTGTTCTTTTATATCTAATATTTCTTCTAATTTAAGTATCGGATTTTCATTATTGACACGTAGCTTTTCTTTGAGTTCTTCTTTTTCATTTTCTAATGATGGGATTAGCACATTATTATTGTTATTGAATTCATTCATCATATCACTATGTTTTCCATCTAGTGTTGTTGTTTTTTTAGAGTTTATTACTATTTTTTTGGTATTTTTATGTTTAAATCCCACCATTTTTAGATATATTAAAGAATTTTTATTTAAATAAAATATTTTCGTGTATATTAATTATTCATTTTCTAACATATTTTTAATGGAACGAGAGAATGTTTACATAACTAGCTCTCCTGAAATTGAGATTGATACTATTAAATTACAAAAAATGGCTTTTATATATAACGCAGTTGAGTCTGGATGGAGAGTGAAAAAAAACAATGGTGCTTATGTATTTACAAAGAGGCATGAAGGTAAGAAAGAAATTTATTTAGACACATATTTAAGGAGTTTTATTGAAACAAATATTGACATCAATAAACTATCATAATATAAATTTATGTGATTTTTATAAATTTATTTTCTTTAGCATATATATAAAATGGGAGGTGGATTAATGCAACTCGTCGCTTACGGTGCCCAAGATGTTTATCTTACCGGCAACCCGCAAATTACTTTCTGGAAGGTGACCTACCGTCGCCACACCAACTTCGCCATGGAGTCGATTGAGCAGACTTTCAACGGCCAGGCCGATTTCGGTCGCCGTGTCACCTGCACCATCAGCCGCAATGGTGATCTTGCTTACCGCACTTACCTTCAGGTCACTCTCCCGCAGATTGACCAGAGCCTTGAGGATGGTTCTGGCGAGGTCTACGCTCGCTGGTTAGATTTCCCGGGTGAGCAGATTATTCAGTCCGTTGAGGTTGAGATTGGTGGCCAGCGCATTGACCGCC